CGCTCAACTGAGTCCGATCCTTGGGCAAAGACTTGATTTGATGCAACATGCTGCTGCTGCAGCAGGCTGAACTGCTCTTCTGTTGCTCTGAGTCCGTCTTGTAGAACAACAAACGCACCAGACGCTTCATCAACAACCTCAACGGTTGTCCCCATTGTCTGGGTTGCGGTTCCCCACCAAGAAAACGCCTCCTCTTGTCGCGCTTGTGAGATGACCGTTAGGGCAGAAAGCTGGTTTAGCCTGTCGATTCGGTGTTCAACCGCCCTGGCTATACGTTCTTCTTGTTCGATAAGAGCCTGATTCGCCTGCAATTGCTCTCTGTTTGCATCCATAGCCTCTGAATGCGCTTGCCGACGCTCTGCACGGCCATCTTCTCTGATTCGCCTAATTCGACCCTCACGCTCCATCTGTTCTTCAAGCAACCTAAGCTCTACTTGTTGAACGTCTAGTCCTTGCAAATGAAGCTCAATACGGCGAGCATATCTATTTAATCTAGTCCCCTCCATCTCTATCGACAGTACGAGCGCCTCTTCTTCTGCTGCCGCAACCTCTCTGGCTCTATTTGCAACCCTAGTGTTGGCCTGAAAAATGTCCTCAATTGTTTGCAGTCTGGCACGGTTGGCAGCGGTTATTTCATCAATAACCCCAAGGGAAAAGTCCATAGCGTTGTTAAATGAATCTTGCGCTCGTTTTGCGGCTACAATTTGCTCCGATAATCGATCGTAAGCATTTGATGTGCGCTGGTTTGCCTCCAGTATTTGCTCAGAAAGATCAAGAAAATCCCCCATAGCTACTTCAAATGCAGCAATCGTGGCTATCGCAACCCCGGCAACCAGGGGGGCCTGCCTTAGAGCAAGCATCATTTGCTCTATACCGCCAGCAGCATCTGCTGCCTGCCTTCCCAGTTCAGCCATTCTCTGGCCAGACTCACCAAAATGATCAAGCGTAGCCGCTAACCCAGACAATGCGCTGTCTGCTCGTCCCGCCTGATCTGCTACGTTGTCGAACGTTTCCCAGCTACTTTTTGAAGCCTCCGCGCTTTGCGCCGCCCCGTCAATGCTGTCGCCAAGCCCCTCAACAGCATCGCCAGCTTTATCTGCAGCCTTCTCAGCCTCACCCATCGCCTTTTCGGCGGTATCACCGGCATTTTCAAAGCCACCAGAAACCCCGGCAAGAGCCTTTTCAAGCGACTTAAGGTTGGCTGCGACTTTCTCTAATGCCTCAATCAATCCGCTGGAATCAGCGCCAATTCCAATCTCAATATTTTCACCAGACGACATATTCAGACTCCTTACGCACGATTATAGCGTGCCTGCGCTTTTTCCCACCGCCTTCGCTTCGACTGGTGCTCATTTCTTTGAGCTTGTTTCGGACTTTCGTTGTGCAACCGGAAATCAGCAAGGATCCTGAGCTTCATCGACTTTTCTAAACCGATATACCACCCAGGATCCTTCCCCCAAAACCGATCTATTGCAAAGGCTACGCGGTCTGCCGAGCCCCGGTCGCTACGGTAAAATCCTCTACCTCTACGATCTCCTCTTCAGCCATAAGTTCCTGGCCGCACCAATTAAGGTAGGCTGCACCAAGGTTTAGGACTGAAATCCATCTACCACCATTTTGACCAACCCAGTCGATGACTTGGTTACCATAGGTGATAAAGTCTCTACTCCCGATGTCGTAAACAGGTGCGCTCTCACATGCTGGATTGCTGCGGTCGAGGCCGAGACCAATCGCCGCTGCTGAAAGCTTAGAGAACACACGGGTGTTCACGCCACCCTTCTGCGCATCCGCAACAGCAAACCATAGATCTACTGCTGCGGATAGGCTGGAAGGAAAGACTAAATCAATAGAGTCGTTACCAATCTTTAGTTTTTGCTCAAACATCATTGCTCCTGTTCAAATCAAGTAGGCTCAGTGTATGTGACTCCACCGTAGATCTCAGCCGAGACGCTGATGGTGTCTGGGTCGCCCTCGCTGAAACTCCAAGTGCAGAGGCACTTTGCAGCGGTCGCCCGGTGGTCGTTGGCATCACCGTGGGCCGTTCCTTCGACATCGAACTGAATGTCGATAAGGAATTGCTCATACCCAGTGCCACCAGTAGAAGTCAGACTAACAGGACCAGAGTTGTCCAAGAAGTCGATCAACGAACCAGCAGAGTTGTCATGAAACTCACGCATCATAACGGTGAAACTCAGGCTTGGAACTGGATCATCACCCTTACGCAAACCAACAATAGTTCCGCGATCTTTAATTACGATACGGTCTGCTTTGCTTCCGCCATCAAACGATAAATCACCGTTCTCATAGGCTACGACGTAGGTGTTTGAACCACCGTCTTTGAGGGTTATGGTTCCGTCTCTACGGACTTTGACTACGGTTGATTCAGCCATTTCGGACTCCTATTCGATAATGGTAATGGTGCTGGTTGTAGAGGGTTTGGGTGTTCTATTGACCTTGGGGGTGGTCTCAATCCCGGCTGCGGCAGCAGCTCTGATCTGCTGCTCCAACATTGGGATATATTTTGACTTTATCACGTCTACCACTTCTAGGTAGCGAGGGTTCGACTTGGGCTGTCCGCTTAGGTGAACAAGACTAACATAAGGCCTGTTTCTATACTTCGCCGCTAATTCCGGTTTTCCTTGCTCGTCGTAGTACCTGGCCCGCCAATCAACAGCCTCGTTCTTAATGAGAAGCACCGGTTTTCCGTTCACCGTTTCAAACTCTTTTCTCCACTGCGGTCTAGAGACATCCCGGTACGCAGCGGGCCTTGGCTTAAGTGCGGGTCTGCCGTTGACCGTTGCAAACAAATCCTTTTGATACTTCCATGGCGGGTTCCACGTGTCTGTCATTATCTCTTTAAGGATCTCTTCTCCGGTGTTGTTCATTATGTCGGCTATTTCTCGCTGCACGGAGCCCTGAAAGGTGCTCCAATCAGGCGCGTTAAACGTTAGAGATACTTTCATACTGCACCATTGCCATCTAAGAAGAATATTGGACCCGTGTCCTGACGATCTTCTCTCGATCTTTCGGTACGTTCAATCTCTTTCTTTAAGTCGGCAATTAAACCCGTCTTAAACTCGTTAAAAACCTCTGGAAGCAGATCTTGCCACAAGGCCCTACCCAACCACCTCCAGTTTGATCTCTTTACACCTTTTGGGTGTACCCAGTCGGCATACCAAGCCTTGTTTTCTAAGTAGAATTTGGTGTCGCCTACTATTGATTCGTTTCGCCAAGTCCAGCGCACAATGGAATACCCAGTAAGTATGGGCCACTGGCTTTCAATCGCCAACGTCATGTCGGATATGTACTGGTTAAGTATATTGCTTTCTTGTATCGTCAGACGACGGTAAGAACCGTGCTTTCGCTTGATGAAGCGATCAATGGATTGCAGTTTTATCTCGGCAGAGACTTCGCCCATCAGATCACCATGGACAAATTGTACACAACATCCAGGGTGAAGCGTTGAATGTAATAAGCCCCACCTGAACCATATTCAGATGATGAAGGGCCAACCGAGATGGCGCCCTTTTGCGTCAGAGAAGTTCCGCTAACGTCGAGATATTTGATTGCCTTATGCAAGTCTTGCAAAGCCTGGGATATCGCAGTCTGCCCACTATTGGGATTGATTCGATGACCAAGTTCGATTTGAAAACGATTCGACACACGCAACCCAGCGACGGTTGGCTTGAATCGATCAGGATTCGGGGCCGGACCAAGGCTGGACATCTTCACAGAAAACGATCTATTCATCTGTGGAGCAGAAGAGTTGGAGACACCAAGAGGGCTCACCGCTTTGGTAAGACCTGCTGCCTCCAGCCTTGCAATGATGGCAGTAAGTGCGGTGTCGGGGGTCATTAGTAGTTCCGTCTGCTTCGATTTCGCCTATAGCTTAACGGGGAAAGATAAGTAACGGCAGGCACCGACTGTTGCCTATCGCTCAACTGGTTGTCTTCATCGGAATCAATCCGACTTCTCAACTTGGAATATGCCCGCTCATATTGCTGCTCGTAGTAATCCGAAAGGTGCATGTACCGATCACCAGCATTTAGCAGCGTAGCGTAGTCTCGGAAAATCAGCGACAAGGAGCGGGCGAACATGACGCTTCTGAATGCACTCGGAGTCCGAAGTCGCCAGAAGTAACTTTGCTCAGAGTACATACGGTTCGTCACGTCACTCCACGCATCGTCGATGTACTGCTGGCAACTGGTAACACCGGAAGCCAAAAGGTTCGCCACATCTGAATGGCGATTCACCAAATCTGTCTGACCAATGGGCGGGTAGAGTCTCGCAACACACAAACACGCATCGTTGTTGAAGCGATACGTCTTGCCACCAATCACAACATCAAATCTAACGAGCCAGGATGGTCCCAGGGTCTTTCCGCTGGTATCTGCGGCAGCAACGGTCCCAGATACGGTTCCCCCGCTCTCTGTGGCCGTCTGACCGTCGATGATGAGGTTTCCCCCTGCATCGTATAGGTAAAACTTTGCCGATGCCACAGTGGGCGCAGAGCCCGCCTGTTCAAGTGCTACTGATACGGTCTGTGATTTGTTGTGCTCGATAAGGGTAGGCCCCCGAAAACGGGCACTGTATAAGGTATCCGACACGGGAGCCTCCTATCGATTAGCTGATGGCACCAGAGATCATGAAGAACAAGGACCACCCGGAAGCAGCACCTGCGGCAACATCGTCCGATGCATAAATGATTGCGTAGTCATTTTGGCTGACTTGGCAAACCTGAGTAGAACCGTCAGGTTGTGTAAGCACAAGCACTTCTGCTGCATCAGATTTGTTGGCAATGTGGTAGAAGTGACCCTTGATCGAACCACTTGGAAGGTGGATGTTTCGGCTGTCTCCGCCACAATCAAGAGCTTGCATCTGCGCGTCCTTGAGTGTGAGGGTCTTGTCGCCTGCAAGAGTCTCTGCGTTCCAACCATCTGGGTAGCGAACTGGGCGTGGGATCTTAAATGGGTTTGAACCTTTGAATGCCATTTCATCCTCCTATGGATATTCCCGGCATGGGATTAAAGTCTACTTCTTATCAGCCCGTCTGTCTGCACGTACTGCACACTCGACAGCCTTTGCTTTAGCTTTCTTGGGATCTACACCGTTTTGGACCATGTGTTTGGCCATTCGGTTGATCTGATCTCTTCTTCCGTCTCGTTCGCCACTCATGATCAATCCCTCAACGGATCAGCAGAACGCTTGCGGCTTGCCTTGGGCTTACCCTTGACTGCTTTTAGCTTCTCTTTCTGCATATCGGCCCAACAAGCTTTCATGTCCTTAAGCTTGCTGACTTCATTGTCGTATTTGTCTTGAAGGTGCGGATTCCGATTCAGCTTTGCTCCGATCCTTTCGGTGCGAGTGACCTGCTTAGCCAAAAGCATTTGATAGATTTCTGGAATCAAAGGCTGAATAATTCCAGAATTTCTAATCTGTGCCCTAAAGCTGTTCCATTCACCCTCTTTGCTGTCCCAAATAATTTCACCATCAGGTAGAACGGTCGCCTCGGCACAAAAGTCGCAATACCACTTCGCGCCGTTTTCACAGTCGTAGTATTGGACGTATCCCTCATACTCGCCAAGGCGATTGTCAGTGGGATTGATATATGTTCCACCCTTTTGGGTGACGCCTACGATTACTGGTGTAAGATCACCGTTTTTCCCTACCCCATTACAGCCTGGGACTGCGACCACCTTCTTTGGCACCGGAAGAAAGCCATGCTGTAGATCTACAAACTCCCAAGACTTGGGATAATGAACGTACACAAAACGCTTACCAGGCTTTACGCCGCGACGGATTGGTAGACCGTGTACTTCTCGTACATGCGCTTTCTCACGCTTGGGTTGGGTGAGGCGCATTGTTGATTGCTGCATGTCTGCTCCTAAGAAAAAGGGATCCCCCCGAAATCAGGAGGATCCCCAGTTTGTTTAATCACACGTCAGAGACGATCTCTACACCGCGAGCGTCTTCAACCTCGACGACTGCCGGATACATGTTGGCAATGCAAGTGCTCATGGCATTGCTTGCATCACGCTCAAGCTCGACAAGAACTTCATTGGCATCCACGAGGATATTGTCCTCTGGGATGTAGCTCTGAAGCGCACGAACCGGAGCCATTGTGTAGGCCCAACAACCATCGACGAACATTGCGCCAGAGTAGTCGGCGTTCGCGTTGATCTTCGTTACGCTGTCGCTTTGGTAGAACCGGATACCCAAGAAATCACCTTGGTAGCCAGGACCACGCGCTTGAAGGGTCTCTGCGGTTGCTTCGCGGAACTGAATAGCGCCGGTCTCACCACGAAGGGCAGAACGAAAGTTATTCATCTGCTCTGCTTGAAGCACTGCAGTGTATGGACCAGAAGCGTTCGATGTGTTGAGTTGGAACAACGCATCGTAGATGGTGTCCACATCAAGGTCTACGCCAGTAGTTCCAACCGAGTTCGATAGGCTGGGGAACAGGTTGCAGAGAAGATCGGTCATGGTCAGACCGGCACCCTCAACAAGCTTGTTCACAACCCGGTCGATATCGATAGGACCACCAGAGATTCCGAACAGGTCGGTTACTTGGTATTGACGTGCATAGCGTGCAACCTGCAAGGAGAACTTGCTAGTGGTGTACGCACTGTTGGTCAAACCACCAACTGTTTCCGATGTTGCTGCTGCAAAAGCGCCAGGAACGGCATCAAGAGTGATCTCCATCTTGTCGGAACCAACAGCGTTCCAAGGAATCAGCGTCATTACGCTGCGGAGATCAGTGCTGTCATACAACTGTTGACGCACAAGGGCAGAAAGGACTGCGGAGATACGTCCACCAGCGGCGGACAGGGCAGCAAAGGTAACTTCATTGGCCATGGTAATAGGCTCCCAATAATTGTAGTGAAGAAATGATTTTCGACACCCACTGTCGGGGGGCGTTACCGATACAGTACAAGGCTATCTCTTGACGCTACACCCTGTCAAACAGAAGGGCCTTTGATTAAGCCTTCTGCGGCAAGTGCTTTCAAGATTGCGTCTTTAGACGACCCAAGACCAACACCCTGGTTGCGATTCATCGCTGCCTTGATGTCATCGGAAGACCACGTTGTTCCGTTGTTGCGAACCGGCTGATCTGTACCCGCGTTTGGGTTGCCCTTCAGCTCCACTGCGGGAGCGGGTTTTTCTTCGACCTTTGGCTCTACTTTGATTTCAGATTTGGTCTCAGTTTTCTCTTCTTTGGCCTTCAAGAATGGCGCAAGTAGCGGTGACGGGCTCTTTTGCTGGCCTTCCATCCACGATGCAAAGTCCTTTGCGTCCTTGGCCTTGCCAAAACGCTCTCTTACAAACTCCCGAACCTCTGGATCGATGATTCCAGCAGAGATCAATGCAATATCTTGTTCATGAACCGATGAAGTGGTGTCCAGCTTGGTGTGGGCCTCGGCCAAAGCGGTTTTCAGACCCTTCACTTCCTCAAGAATCTTCGATAATTGATCCTCCGCTTTCCTCCTCTTCTCCGATTCCTCTCTCAGCCGGTAACTCGGTACCGTCCCCGACGAGTTCTGAGTCTCCTCTTTCGTTTCTTCGCTCATTTTCATCACCCTGTGTCGCTGGTGTTGCGGTTTGTGGAGCTTCTTTGCTCCGGTTCAAAATCTTAGTCATGCGATCGATATCAATAAGTCTACGAACAGCCTCTTCATCAGTATCTACGCCAGCATTTAGGCGCCGGTAGGCATCCACGCGGGAGATCAGTCCCATCTCTAGCTCTGCCTTGATGACTTCAGTTTGCGTCTTGCGTTCTTCAGCAGAAGTACCCACATTTGAGTATTCAATACGGTAATCCCCAGGCTCTTCCGGCAAGTTTGGAGACGGTATCGCGTAAGCGTTGGCCATCTTCGCAGCTTTAGCCAGGATGCGCTGATCAGCCATGCGTCTCGCTGGTTCTGTACGCTTCTGCTGGGCCCGTTTTCCTTGGTTGGACACTACGATGGCGTAACCTGACTGCCCCTGGGTCAACTGCAGGTCCGATGGATTCAGGCCCGCATATACGGAAAGCCCACGCTCATACTCCTTGAGCGATTCCGCAGCGGTCCGGGGGTCCATAGCCGCCGAATACTGCCCAAGGACAGCACCGGTGGGCCCATCGGACTTAAATCGCAAGATTGACTTGTGATCTGTGGGAATCACTTCGACATTGTGACCAGAATAGTGCCGAGTGATGCCTGCCTGTGTTGACACGTCAACCGCATAGCGTTGTGGATGCGATGCAGAAGTGAACCCGTCACCCCAGTGGGTCCACAGAGCAGCGAGGCGAAGCGACCCGGCAACGAGTTCTGCGCCCGTATGGTATGACCACAGTTGAGGAGCTATCTCGGCGTGGATCAGCTCGTAAGGTAAGATTGGATTGCCCTCGCGATCCATGTACGGGTATTCTCCCGCAAGATCGGGGGCGAACTGTGGGGTCACGTCTTTCCAGACATCCCCAACCATGGTCAAGATCTTGAATATGGGCGTGGGAGACATGATATCCCAAACCTCTTTCGTCCAGACCTCTTCACCGGCAGCAGTGTGCCGCAAACGGACTTCTGAAACATACCCAGGAACATCTGGCTGGTCTGGCATTGCCCGACAGACCACCAAGTCGGGAGACACCGGACGATATCGAACCGTCTTACCACCCGGAACCCAGTCGAGGCGGAACAAAGACTCTCTGATTGCCTGCGCCCAGAAGTCAGCCGTCTGACGTTGGGGCCAAAGCCGGTGCGTAATGACCGACGACATATCCGGACTTAGACCGTCCTTCAGTGTAACCATTGGCGCGTCAAGATAGGCATTGCATAGTTGCTGCCAAACCATTCTAAACGTATTGCGCGATAAGTCAGGATTAACCTCCAGTTCCATGGAGATCTCCGCAGCAAACATGCCGCGTATTTCCTCGATTACATCATCGCGCTGTTGCCCCGTCAACATCCGATAGCGAAGGCTCTGCACATCCCAACGAGCAACGTCCTCATCGGACTGTGGCATGTAGTCACTTGGAATGTCGTATGCGCTCATTTGTTCCCCGCTATCCGATTAGCATAAGCCCTGGACCCTTGTTTCCGCTGGGCGCCAGGAATATTTCCGAGATGTATCCGCACGAATCGAAGGCATCTTTGAGATCATCATTGGCACCACGCCAATGTCGCAAAGAGTGGATCAACTTGGCGCAACTCTTATGTACTCTGAATCGACCATCGACACAAGCAGAGGATAACATACGAACGCGAGCATCGATCGAACCCCGGCGTTTGTAGGGAACCCGAATGTCAAATGGGGGCGTGGATGAGCCACAAATCTTGGCAAATTCCCTCATATAAAGGTCATTTAGGCTGAATCCCATGCCCATCTTGCCCGCTGAGTTGCTATCTCCTCTTGATTCGTCAACGTCAGAGGGCTCTATACCCCACCCTCTCAGCATTTCGGTGATGGCTCTGGCCTCGGATGCGGGGGTCGAGAGTTCGTCATCACAATGCTCATCGAGAACCCAAAGAGTAAGGCCATCCCAAGCAACAAGGTGGCAGACCGACTTGCCTGGGCGGACGCCATGGTCGAACCCGAGTCCGATCGACTGAATATTCTGCGGAATATCGTCATCATCGAACAGATTACCCTCCGAAAACCCAGAAACCCAGCGATCTTTGGTCAGACCTTCCCACTGAGCCAGTATTCGTTGGTTGTACTCCCACGGTGAGCACTCCAACTTCTGCGCTTCGATGTCTTCTTCCGACCGATGCGGAGCATTGTGCTTAGAAAGCTCGATATGCTCGACATGCCAACCGGGTTCGGGCTCAATATTGTCCTCTACAGAGCCCTCCAACATGTGTTGCAACCAACCCACCGGTCTACCCACAGGCGTGAGTGTCATCCAGTAGGGCGCCATATCCATCGTGAGTCGCGCACGGAGACCATGCCAGTGGCTTTCCTTGGGCGGCTCATCAATCCACGCCCACTGGACCCTTTTTGATTCCAGCGCGAGTAGCGACTGCTCGCACCCTTTGCCGACCATCTGGCTACCATTGATAGTCCGCAAGATCTTCTGGCTTCGATACAGATACCCAATACCCGGAACGTACTTACAAGAGTCATCCAGCACCCCTGGTGGTTCCAGTTCGTGCAAGACTTCCGAAATCGTCTCCCAACCAGTCCGCAGATCAGAACACAAAACCCAGCCAGTGGAACCGGGTTGGGGTACTTCGCGGTAGGGGTGGTCCGAGAGAAGGTGAAACCATGCTTCCGCTGCTCCCCAGTAAGTTTTCCCAACCTTATTTGCCGCGATGAATGCCCTTTTTCTATTTTGGGACATGTGAAATCGCTTCTGCGGTGGTGACATTCCTCCTCTCGGACCGGGTTCCTCTCCACAATACCGTGCAAGCCCATTGCGTTCATAAGAACGCGCCGTATTGATAATAAAAGCCGCAGGATCGAACATGTTCAACCAGTCTTTTTTAGTTTTGGCGCAGCCAATCGCTCACGCAAGGGAATAGTGGGCTGTCTCGGTTGCTCTCTGGCCCATCTTACAAGAGATCCCCATTGCGCCACCCAGTCTTCCGCATCTACCCGGTCCTGCATGTGCTTACCGGCAAACTGCTGCCGGGTGACGTGCGCTTCAGCGTCGATGAGCGCCGACAAGAGTTGATCAAATCTATCCATGCTTACTTGCGCCTTTTCGGTCCACTTGGGTTCCAGAGAAACTTATCCGACCAATATGCAGCAGACGTTTTACCACGTCGAATGTTTCTACGATGCCGAGTCTTAAACGCCTTCCTGGCAGCAGGGCTGAAGTTGTGTCCCATCTTCTGGTCCCCAAATCGAATCAGCTTAACATTATTGCCCTGACGCATAACCACAAGCCCTTTTTTAGTTTTGTGGCCGTGTGTGAACCGGGGCTGATTAACCCCTTTCACCCTATGCTTTCGGACGAGCCTCTTCGCTCTAGCATTCGCCCTTTGTCTCGCTGTCATCTTCTTTGGCATTACGAAGCCTCTTCCATCGCCTCTTTCAACAACTCCGGTGGCAATGTCTTGAGAGCCTTGACCACCTGACGCCTGCCTTCGAGTGTAGTTAGATCGCTACTCACTTCCATCAACTCGTCTGGAACCTCTTCAATCGGCCCATCTCTACGCCACCCGTGACGGCGTTCCAAAATCCAGGCGGCGCTCAACCAGTTCCCATTCATCGCCGCTTCTT